AGTACTCGGCTCTGCTGACACGTCCGGAGTCTGCGAGCCTTGGTCCTTTCCCGCTTTAACAGCGTTAGGATATTTTTTTAAAAATTCTGATAATCTATTAGGTGCTACATTGTAAATTACACCGTCAACGATATACTTTTCTGTCATAACATTAAATTTATTTTATTCTGAATACTCGTTATTTTCTTCAAATGTTTCTATCGTAGCAATATTTTTTAAAGCTTCTGCAAGAGAATAATAAACACCCTTACCAACAGGTGTTTCTCCATCTATACTATAAACTTGCCATATTCTATTTCCTTTTGCGTTTGATCTAACTTTAACAGTAAACTTACCAAGAGTAAATTCTTCTTCAGTGTTAGGTTCTTTAGCTTTATCAAACATTTTTCTTAGTTGGTCTTCTGTGTAAGTTTTAGTAGCAGTGTAAGTTCCTTGCTTATTATATGTAGCTATACGATAAGTTTGTTGTGGAGTTTCTTCATCTTTACCCTCTACACTAGTTGGAGTATTTTCTTTTATTTGAGATTTAATAGAGTCGTATTGATTCATAGCAGCGTTAGTTCTAAAGTTTATCCACTGTTCGTCTAAGTTTACTTTACGCATTAACTGCTTGTATTGAGATTTAGCTAAATCAATATTACCTTCTTTTTCGTCTTGCATCATCTCTTCGTATTCACTAGGAAACTTTTTAGCTAACACAGCATCAAACTCTTCTGATCCATATAAAGAGTCTACAAACTGATCTATACCTGCAGAGTCAAATATTGCTTCTGGATCACTATAATAATTAGCGCTTACTACGTTACGTATTTGCTCTTGTATTAACTCTTTAGGAGTGTCTTCATCTTTCGCGTAACTTCTAATATTATTAAATAGCTTTGTGTCATTTGAGATCCATTCGCCATTAATTGTTTTCATTGGTTTCCAACTAAGGACATCAATAGGATTTTCTACATTGCCGTTTGGATTAGCAAAATATGTTTTACCTGTAGTAGCATCAAAATTTTCTGCAGCCATAGTTCTAGCATTACCAGTAACAATTTGATCCCAAAGCATATTCTCTTGCTTATTGTAAACACCTTTACGCATGTCGTCGTTTTCTATACCTTTTTCTTGTAAATCCATTATATGATTAACAGATCTTATATAGTTTGCTGTTCTACTGTTTATAGCATTTAACTCAGCATTAAGCTCTTGCTTTTTTTGTCTACTAACAAAAGGTTTAGCTAACTTGTTTGTTATATCAGCGTATTGGTTTTTTAAAGTTATTAAATTATTTATTTCACCTGCAGTAAATTGACTAGTGTCTGCTTTAGTAGAAACTTCTCTTTTCATGAGTTCATCTTTTGCTTCTCTTGAAGCTTGAGCTATAGTTCTAATACCAGAATATAATCCACCGGCAAGACCTTTTAAAGCGTCAGGTGTAACTAAAGAGTCACTACCGTAAGCGCTAGTAACAGCGTCTATTAAAGCAGCATTATAATTAAAAGGTGATTTTTTATCTTTCATATTTATTTAATTTATGGGGTGCCAGGCGCAAAAGCTGTCATTGCAGTGCCAGCTAAATCTCCTGCTAAATTCATCCACATCTCTGTGTTTTGTTGTCTTGCTTGATCTGCAGCTTGTTTTCTACCAGCGGCCATGCTTAATAATTCTTGTTGTTTACTAAGCTCTCTTTGCAAAGCACTTTCAGCACCTTGAGCTTTTAAAAGTTGATTTTGAGCCGCAGCATCTAGTTGAGCACGTTGGACACTTTCTCTACCAGCTAAAATAGCTTGTTGTCTCGCTGCTTCGCCTTGCATACGCTGCATGTTAACAGCGTCTTGTCTTTGAGATATACTAGCTCTTGTTGCCGCAGCTTGTTCTTGAGCACTTCTACCAGCTGCTGTAGCTAAAGCGCCAAAACCACTACCGCCAGCGGCAGCACCTAAAGAAGCCATAGTATCTCTTTGTGATTGAGCAAATTGCTCGCCTGCTAATCTTTCAGCAGCTGTACTAACTGATCTTGCTTCTTCAAAAGGATTTTGCATGCCTTCGTAGACATTTTCCATGCCTTCGTAAACGTTTTCTAAATTACCATAAAAATTTCGGCCTACATCAAAGTTTCTGTAGTTATCCATTTGAGTATTAAACTCTCTTCTAGCTTCTCTTTGCTCAGCTATTCTTCTTTCTCTTGCTTGACTAAAATGTAAAGGTGTTGTTTTTCCTAGTGCCATTATATGATATTTTATTTGTTTTTATAATTACTCTTTATGCTATTTATTTACTACTCTCTTCAGAATCGATAGCTACGCCATATAATTCAGCTGAAGACGTAGAGTCATTGACCATTTTTACTTCTGCATAGTAACCTATAACAGAACTTAACTGCACTTGATTATCTTTTGATATAAAAACATAATCGTTTGCTGTTGGTAGATCTACATTTATTGTAACATCTACATATATCGAATTACCTTCTACATTAACTACTGGGCCTAAAGATATAACATTGTTATTGTTAGTGCCAAAGCTAAATGCATCATCACCAGCTGATACAGCTAAGTTGTCAATATAATATGCTTGATCTCCAACTGCTACTGGAGAACTTAAGCTTGAAAATTGTAAAAGTACTATTGCCATTTTTTATTTATTTTATCCTTGGAAAGTGCTAGCAAAAACAGATACACCTGCATTGTACGGAGTACCGGCACCGCTACTAACAAAAATAAGTCTAATAACATGATCGTTAGCTTGAGCTCCAAATTGTTCGTTTTCTATAGGATTAATTCCTTGTATAATAAAATTTTGTAAAACATTTCCATATCCAACAAAAGGACCTAGACCATCTAAAAATCCTGACGTCAATCCTCCTTGTGGCGTGTTTTGACCTAAATTAAAAGTAACACTTCCATGTGGAAAATAAGGGCTATTTACATCGCCAGGCTGATGTATAGTACCAATAGTATTCATAGTTGTACTAGCTACGTTTACTTGACCGTTAGCTTCAGTAAAAGTAGTGCCATCTGTAAAATCAACTTCACCTTGTATTCCATCTAATACAGATACTTCAAACCCATCACAACCATAAACACCTATAGGAATTGTTATTGAGTTAGCGCTAGGGCTATTATGGCCGTAACCAACTAGTACACCAGGATTATTATCGCTTATCACTTCTATTCCTTGACCTTGATTAAGGCCGGGCTCCATTTGAAACAGTGAGCCACCAGGATAAAATTGTTCAAAATCATTATTGTTTGTTAATAAATTAGAAGAGTTTCCGTTATCACCTGTTCTTATTGACCCCGGCGGTATATATATGTAAGATTCAGTTATACCAACTTGAACAAAAAGTTTTTTATCAACATAGTTGTTACTATAAGCCTCTTCAAGCTGATCAACAGTCATATCATCTAACGCAACATCATAATTTCCAGGTACACCATTATGAAATCCTCCGTATAAAACAAAAGCCCTAAGATCATTTAAGCCTTGACCTTGGTATAGTTGATATTGAATTTGATAATTATATGAATATAGTCCTGAAAAAACACTGTTATCATTAGCGGCAGGAGCAGCAGACATAGATTGTATACTACTGACCCAATCTGGAGTTCCTTCAATAAGAGTAATATCACCTACTTCAATCAAATTACCAAGCCCTTCGCCAAACGCAACACTACCTTGCTCAGCCTCTCTTATAGTCATATCTGGTTTAGACTCTAAAGCTGTAGCTGATGTGCTAGGATTTATAGGTGCAGATATAATATTTTGAGAATAAAGTGTTCCGTCATCAGGCTGTAAAACTGTTAAAGTATCAGCTGAAAGATTACCTATATTGCCATAATCTACAAATATTATAGTTCTAGGAGGGCTTTGTTTTATTTGATGCTCAACATCAGGTACGCCAGTATTGTTATTAGGATGAAAAAACTGTATAGTAGCATATCTAAACGCTCCTAATCCTCCTCCATAGCCTAAAGGATTATTATTAACAGTATATAAATTGTTTTCACTAAGAACAGCTCTAATCCAATAATCGTAATCTATACCTCCTTCTAAAACATTGTTACTACCAGCCGCAACAAGATTTGTTATACTAGTTAAAGCCGTGTGCTGTTGCATTGGTGAAATGTCAGATATAAAATTAATGTCATTGTCAGTGTTTCCTACTTCAGGCACATCTATATAAATTGGAGAAGCAGAAGGTGCTTGAGATCCGTCACTCATTTTAACAGCGTAGTGTATGGCTTGGTTTCCAGGAATACCTCTAACTATTAAAGCTTCGTTAAATCCTGGTTGTTCTTCAGCAAGTACACCAATAGGAGTTGTTCTAAGAATTGTTGCGTTTGCAGGTATGCCGTTAGTGTCTAAACCTGCTTCTGCGTAAGTATGTGCTGTAGTGAAAACATTATCTGTAGGTGAAACAGTAGCGTCTGCTTGACGTATAACTTTAGTTATTTGCATTGAACCTGGGCTATAGCTAGCCGCTTGAGTTACAGTGAAAGTTGTAGTATCACTAACGTCATCAGGATTAGTAACAGTGAACTGTTTAGTTCTAGCTGAAGACTGTTGACCATTAACAGGGTTGTTGGCTAAAAAAGAAAAAACTAAACCGGTGTTTACAGTGCTTTCAGTAGGAGACTCTCCACCGTATACAAAGCTATTGTTGCCGTTATTAAAAACGTCAATATCTATTGCTTCAACTTGATCTATAGGAACATAAGGCGCGTCTAAACCATTACTAAAAGTATAAAGTATTTCTAACGCCATTAAATTTGGACCACTAGGTATTGATATATTATCGCCATCATTTACTTGAACAAACTCATCTACAAGATCTCCTTCAATATTTTCAAATATATACTTAACTATAGTACTAGCAGGGATAGGCTGATCAAGAGCTGCTTGTGTTATAGTTATAGTAAGGTCAGGAGTAACACCGTTTCCTAAGTTAGTAAACAAGCTTAATACTGTAGTTATTTGTGAAAAAGTATTATTTTCTGGTATAATTAGACCAACTGTGTCTCCATTACCAGTTAAACCATATCCATCATCTTCACTTAACACAGTTCCATCGGCAAGAGCTATAGTAAAATTGTTAAAAGGCACCCCCTGCATTTGTGTAATAAGGAAGCTTGCGCCTTCTTGAGGCGCGGCAGGTATGGTAATATTTTCGCCAATCTCAGTTGCTTGAGCGATACTGTTTTGTACGCTGCCATCTGCAAAAATTAATGCTACGTTTACATTAAAACTAGTGTCTACAGTTGAAGGTGTAATAAAAAATGCTTCTTGATTTTCTGCCCAAGAAGTATTTTCTGTACCTGGCGAAGTATAATTAACTGTAACTTGTTGAATATTTCCATTTACTCCGCCTTCATCAAATACAGCATCAAATGACTCGCCTACAAGTAATGGTCCACCAAAGCCTGCTTGAGGAAGTTGTAGTTGTAACTGTGAGTCAAACTCATAACCATTATCAACTATTACTCGCAAGTTGAATAGCATTATTTCTTCACCTGCATTTATAAGAGCATCAACAAAATAAAAATCGGCATAACCTGGTGCTATACCAAATTGGTTAAGAATACCTAAAATTTCATTTCCTTGAACTGGTGATATTGATACATTTTCACTGGCGCTAACTATACTATAAACAGACGTATTATTATTCATAACACCTATTAAAGCGTTGTAATAAGTTTGAGCTTGTATACCTTGAGTGTCTATGATTACGTTGTAAATAATATCACCTGTAAAGTCTGCTTGTGCTAAAGCAGATAGTGATATAGTCATAGTTACATTGTTATTTATAGCACCTACATTTGTATCTGTAAAAGTTACATCTTCAGCTGAAAAAATATCATCTGCAACTAAAATAGCAACACCACCCATAGTGCCTGATATAGAAGTTATATTATCAGTAAACATTGAGGCTTGTATATAGTAGCCATCATCTGGAGATATTGTTATAGTTATATCTTGAGCAGAAATTGAAGTAATATTAGTTGAAACAAAAGAACTTGCACTCCAGTTTAAATTTTGGCCAGTTAAAGCATCTTCAGCAATAACATCTACAGGCGTAACATTTATAGTAAGGTTATTACCTTGTCCAATTACATCAACACTTCCGTCTCCATCAGAGTCTGTAAGAACTACAGCATTAGCGGATAAAGCCCCAACGCCTTGTACAGAAAACTCTGAATAATCCAAGTTCGTTACAGTTGTATTACTAGTAGAGTCAGCTGCATTAGTATGAGAAGTTGCTACACCTTTTATGTAATTAAACCATTTATTTTCTTTATCAATAAACTCATCTACTACACCTTCTTGTTGATCTGTTTTTAAATCTTCAACATACCAACCGTTAACATTAGATATATTGTAATATTCACCGTCTCCAGTATTTTGAACTACTCTAGCTTGACTACCTTCGTATTGCAATGTTTTAAAGCTTTTTATTACTTCAGACATGTCGTTAAACAAAGGCGTTATAGAAGAATTATACTGTAATCCATAAAAGTTATTATATACAGGAGTTCCTGACTCATCGTGATGCAACCATATTTTACCGTTTTTAAAAGTATAATAATAGTTGTTTAGCGTTTGCCCACCTTCTTGTATAAAAGATTTAAAACTAACCCAACCATCAGTCGGCTCGTGATAAGATATTGTGTGTACGTTCTTTTTATCGTTTAAAGCTGTTACATCATGTACGGTTATATTATACTCGTCTTTTCTTCCATCAAAACTACCTGTTAATACTTTAGCTTTTCTAGTGTTGTCGTAAAACCACTGCTTCATACCAACATCAGATATAGTAGTTAAACCGTCTCTAGAAAGCCTTAAAACAGCTCCTTTGTTATTATCAACAAAATATATTCTATATTCATCTAAAGCTACAGACTCTGCGTTTTGACATCCATAATCTCCATCAAAAGGTACAGCTTGACCTAATACATTAGAAGATGCGACTAGTTGAGAGTTACCATCAGCATTAAATAAAGCGTTTTTACCAGAGCTTAATATTCTAGTACACTTGTTTTCACAAAGAGCTACTAAGTCGTTATTTCTAGAAATCAAACTAGTTATAGCGCCATTTTCTTTGTTTAATTTTTTAGTTATTTTATCTGCAAGTATAAATTGATTTATACCATTAATATTGTTATCTTTATTTAATAGTTGAGAATATATTAAATCTGTAGCTTTTCTTTTTCTACCATAAGAAGATAAATATCCATTAGCCTTAAAGCCTGCTTGCTTGCCTATAGCTGTATAAGGAAATATTGTAGCTGAATTAAAAGTATCACCAATTTGATCAGACTCAACGCCGTTACTAAATCCATAGCTGTTAAACCAAGGTATACATTGCTGTAGATTAAAATTGTTATTTGAACTAAATGGCCCTGTTTTAGGATGAGTGCAAGGCAAAATATATAAAGAGCTTTCATCAGCATACATAGCGTAAGCTTCGACAAAGCTTCCATCATTATTTGTAAATCTTATTTTAACTAAGTCGTTAAATGATACATCATCATTAACACTAGCAAACACTTGTTCAGTTGTGTATAATCCAGTTAAAGCGTTAGCTCCAAAATTAAGCAAGTCGCCTGAAGTATTACCTAAATTAACCACGCAAGTGTTTTCAGCGCCATATATTTGACCATAACCAAAATCATAACTTTCGTTATAGTTGTTAGCTCCTTTTACTTTTGCTACTCTATAAGCAGAGTGCTCAGTGTTCCAATTAGACTGATTTGTTGCTACAAAAGGAGGTGCATTATCTTCTATAATTATTTCAACTTTAGCACCACATTTTATATATTTTTCCGCATAGTAAGTATCTAAGTATATAGGATATGCGCTGCCAACTTCCCAGTAAAAACCTTTAGTTTCATCATCACCTTCGTTAATAGCATTATAGTCAGCTCTTGGTGTAACTTCAAAAATAGTAGGATTACCTGTGTGATCTTCGTTTTGAAAATATTCTAAAAACTCATCAGAGTTACCAACAGAGTCTGGACATGTTTGAGTTATTAACTCTGCATTATATCTTATTTTAACAAAAAACTTTCCATTAACATCAGCACCTGAAGCTTCTAAAGCACCATCAGCGTAATTATCTATAAGAGAGCCATCATAACCAGTTGGTACACTATTAGATATTGATATGACCTTGTATTTTCTAGCACTTTCACTAGCAGTATGAAGACCATGTTTTTTAACAGGCAAAATATAATCTCCTTCATTTATTTTATCAATATCATTGCTATTGAAAGTTAACCAAATATAACTTAAAGATGCGCCGTCGTTATTATCATATATTTTGTGTACAGCTAAATTGTGAGATTTATAAGTATTTTCTTTAACATAAAATTTATAATATTTAGCCCAATATGGTGCTTGATGTTTTATGTTAGCTGATAACAAGTTTTGTAAATTGTTAGATGTAAAAGGTATGGTTATACCTCCTTTTTTTGAGACAACTACAGTTGACTCTCTACCAGCATAATCACCATAAACTACACCAAGTTCATAATTTCTATTTGATCTTACTGTAGGATATGGAATAGGCGTTGTTACAGTATTTATTTCACTAGGAGAGTTAGTTATTTCCCACTTCATACCACTAGTGTAGCTATGACCTGATATTGTTGTTGCGGCTATTCTAAAATGAGATGTACCGTTGACTCCATTTCCTTGTAACGCTACTGTTGGTCCACCAGCTGAATTAGGAAAACTATTTTGATTTGATGGGTAAACAATATTACCATTATTAGAACTAGACGAACTACTTAGTTGAACAGATCCATTTTGTAAATAATCTTTATCAACTTGAAAAGCTATTGCCACATAGTCACCTTCTGTTAAAGCCACGTTTTCTAACTCTAAAACAGCTCTTCTCCAGTCTTGTGGCCCAACTTTTAAATGATCAAATATTTCTGTAGAGTTTTCAAATGGAGTTATATCATCATAATTGTCCGCCACAGAAGGCGTAGGAATAAAAAATGTACTATTACTTAAGTTAGGACACAAAGCGCCTGTAGCTATTGTAGACTGGTATACACCAGCGTTATTATATTTATTTAAAACTAATCTAAAAGGAGCTTGACGTAGTAAACCTCCTGTGGCAGCTGCTTGATGAACTGGCTCGAAGTATTGCATAAAGCATTGAGCCCAAACAGAAGCTGTCATACTATAAAGTCCATTTACTGGAACTTTATATAAATATGGCTTAGTGTCAGGCATCCAAGAATCATTGTTATATTCTTGCATTGACCCTAATATAGACGGTATTAATTGAGTGGTATAACTAGCCGCTGGATTTGCTACAGCCCATTGATCAGCTACTGAAAAATCTTGAAAATTACCATCAACACCCTCATCTACATTTACACCAGCAGCATCATACACACCAGCAAATTGATCGCCACCAACATCAGGATTTCCATCTTCTGGACGTATAGCTAATAAATCTCCTTTGTTGCTAATATCTACCTGTTGATTAGTTGCTCCAGGAAACATATTTCCAAAAAAGAAACCACTATTTGTCCACGAAGTATAGCTTGACTGAGGTGAAGATACTGTTAATAAGTTGTTTGAAGATTGAATGTTAAAGCTACTAACAGGTGCACTGCTAGAGTTTACCGAAGCTGCTATATCACCTTTTATCTTTGGAGCAGAAGATGATTCGTACGGTATTAAATCATAGTTTTCTTCGTAGTTACCGTAAGTTAATCTTGAGGCTATTATTGACTGAGCTTTAGCTTTAATAGGAACATTGTCAAAATTTCTTAATATTTGATTTGTTTCTATAGTAGTACCTATAGCCTCAGAGTTTAATTCAATATATCCTTTATTTTTAGAATTAAAAGTTGATGGCTTAAGATTAAACTCATCATCTTGACTAGATATAGTTTTTATAACATAGAGATTTAATAAAGAGTTATCTCTTATTATTATATCTACTTCAGTAACATCTTCTGGAATATCAGCTGGGTTAAACTCTGAAACTTTTATATAAGTCATGTTATTCAACATGCTTTCGTTAACTCCATTTTCAGCGCTAAAATTGTAAACTTGAGGAACAAAAGCTGGTATTGAGTAAGGTGAAATGCACGAATATTCTCCGTCTGTATATTTGTATCTATATGCAAAAGAAACGAATGTGTTTTCGTAAATACTTATTTCATTAGTTAAAGTTCCTGACCAAAGCTCGTCGTTTGTTCCTACATCGTATGTGCTTTCTAAAAATGTTAAAGAAACTTTAAATACAGAACCAGTACCATCGTTTATATATTGTACAAGAGGGGTTAATATTGTAACTTTAGCTTTTTTACCACTACTTAATCCAGTTAATGTTATTATATCACCTTGAATCCAGTTTACATTTTCAGTAGAGCATATTATATGAAAAGTAGTTCCTAAAGCCATTAACTCAACGCCACCAAAACCTAAACTTGATATTGAATTATTAGATGTATCAAATTGTTGAACAGGACCTAAAAAAGAATTAGAATATACTTGATTAGTGCCTGGTATTTGAGATCCGCCAACTCTAACATCGTTAGATACTTCTATTTGTGGAGCTGATGTAGGATTTCTTTTTATAACTGAAGTATGTTTTACAGTAGGATATATACCACTACCTTCTGGAGCGTTTAAAAGCTCTTCGTTTCCAAAAGTCCAATTTTCACTATAGCTATTATTTAAAGATCTTTGTATAAAAGTATTATAAGTTATAGATTTAGTACTAGATTTAAATATATCAATATTTATTTTTCTAGGCTCTGATTTATTATCTGTCCATATTAAAAAGTTGTCTACTACATCTATAGCTGATATTAAGCCAGTTGGAGTAAAACTAGTTTGAGTTTGTCCATTTGAAGGCGTGTTAGTTAATTCAGTTTCTGTAGTTGGAGAGTCAAACATTAAAACCTTAGGGGATATAAATCTAAAAACTGTATTTCCAGCTAAGTTAAATACTGGTGAGCCCGGTGGTATTCCAGAATAATGAACTTGTGCTTCATCTGGATTTATGCTAGTAGTTATGCTTGTTACCACAGGTCTATATCCTTGGTAAGCATTTAAACCATTTGCCCCTAAAAGTTGAACTTCCATACCAACTTTAATCCCTGCAGGCGCATATTCAGGATTTTGCTCTGTACCTAAATTAACACCCGTTGGAACATTATTTATTGTACCGTTTTGTCCATCAACTTGATGAGGTAAATTTCCAAGTGGTCTACATCTAACTTCATACACATCTGTAAACACTGGAGTTACTGTACCTTTACCGTCAGCACTTTGAGTAAACTCTAATATAGCATCAGCATTTATGCCAACTTTTCTAGCAAAATTTAAATCATCTGTAGTTAATACTTTAGTCTCAAGAGAGTTTATATTTTTAACGTAATAGTATATTCTTTTTGAAGAGTAGTCTGAATCACCTTCGACTACTTTTGATCCTACTACTAAAGCATTAGAACTGTTGTAAGTAAATTCACCGTTAGCTGGAAGCTGATTATTGCTAGAGCCAGTTCCACTTGCAAAAAATTGACCATAGTTATCTTTATCTTGCCTGGTGTTGCCAAGAATATTTTGAGCAGTGCCAATATCGCTATCGTCAGTAGTAGATACTTGTATGTTTAAAGCATCTCTATACTCACCGTTAGGTACTATTCTTTCATCAAGGTCTTTATTCATTTGACCTTTTAAAAATACTCTTTTCAACTTAGTCATTTACTAGTGTTTAATTTGTTTTGATTTACCTCTAAGAACTTGAGTTATTTCTTCTAGCTTAATGTTTGACAACCTAAGCTTTGCTTTTCTTTTTTCTGCAAATGCAGATCTTTTATATTGTTCTACTAAAACAGGTGGTGTATTAGCTCTAGTAGAAAGTACAGCATAAGCTATATACTTATACAAAGCTTCTTCAGCAAATTTATGTACTTGCATCTCAGCGTCTGTGCCTAAACTATCACTTATATATTCTATTATTATTCTTTTACCGTTTAAGTCTGATCCAAATCTTATAAAGTTTCTTATTTCATCTATATAAAAAGATCCGTTTATTTGAGCGTGCTCTGGCTCTAAACCATATCTTTGCCCTTGGTTAGATCCGTATATAGCGTCATTGTAATCGTAATTAGTTGCTTGAGCATCACTAGATTCTGGCGCTATAAAACTACTAGCCGTATCTGACTCTGTATCTAGCACTAATTCATTATCTGTAAAATTGTAATAAGGCGCAACATCTGGCGTTGCTGTTTGACTTATGTTTGATGGATTACTAGTTTTTCTAGCTGGATATAAAACTCTTTGTATACCAGCGCCATCAGAGAAACTTATTTTTACATAGTTAACATAATCTTGAGGCAGAGGTATTGCTAGCGTTGAAGGAACTTCTAGTTCATAAGCTTTTACTGATTTAAAAGTATCAAAGCTAAACTCTTGTAGTCCGCGCATTGCGTGAAATACTACGTCTTGTCTTCTTATTTTACTAATTATTTTTTCTTCACCTACGTAAGCTAACATAAACTGATCTATAACGTTTTGCAAAGAAGTAAATTGATAACCACCAAAACTTCCTGAGTTATAATAATTTGATGCTGTTTGATTTATTAGACCCATTTATTATGATTTTTGTTGTGAAACTTCTTGTACTTCTCTTGGTTGAACAGCCGCAGATATATCAGGTCTACTCATTGATATTCCAGCTAGTCCTAATATTTTATTTACTAACGTGTTTTCTTCTGACTCGTGTAGCTCAAAATCTTGAGCATCGCTAGCAGTACTATTATATAAAGCTTTGCCTTGAAATACTGTAAATGTCCACTTAGGCGGTGTTGGGCTTTTTATGTAGTTATAAGAAACATTGCCAGTAGTAAACGACTCTGGAATTATTTTTATTGTATTAGCTCCAGTTCTAGTATATATTGGATTTAAAGCAGTAGGTGTGGCTAAAGGAGAAAGTTGATAAGTTGTTAGTTGATTTCTATCTACTTCAGATATAGGAACAACAACAGATGGATTACCAGAAGTATAAGTGACTTCGCCTAATCTATAAACGTTGTTAGCTAAAGTAGTATTATCAATTTCTCTTAACGATAGTTCAGAAAAATTAAC